TAAACAATCTAAGCTCTAATCGTGGCTCAGGTGGTGGCGGTTCGGACGGCGCTGGTGGTGGAGGAGCTGTACCAGATTTTGGAAGTATGTCGGGTGAGCTTTTTGGAGATGTGACTGTAAATCCTGAAATAGAAGCTGCTGCCCAGAAAATACGGGACATGTTCAACGACTTGAGGGCTGCCGCAGAACCAACTATAGCAGCATTAAAGCGATTATGGGATGAAGGGCTGTCACAGCTTGGCAATTTTGTCTGGACAGGCCTTAAGGACTTCTGGGACTACTTCCTTAAACCGCTTGGAAGCTGGGCATTAGGGGAAGGATTCCCGAGGTTCATAGACATAACAAATTCCTTCCTTACCACGATTAACTGGACGGCCATCAATGAGGCATTGCGGAACCTGTGGACAGCCCTGGAGCCATTTGCACAGTCTGTTGGAGAGGGGCTGCTTGACTTTTACGAGGACATGGCAGCACTGGGGGCAGATTTCATAAATGTTGTAGTACCAGGAGGCATTGATGCCCTGGCAACGGCTATTGGAAAGATTGACCCGGAGACAGCCAGAGCGATAGGGTATGGAATTGGAGCGATTGCAACAGCAATGCTGGCCTTTAAGGGATTGAACGCGGCTGTAAGCATTATTAAAAGTTTTGTAGCGTTCCTAACCGGCAACAAACTGGTTACAGGTATAAAAGCAATTGTATCAGCGATAGCGGGCTCTAAATTGGTTGAGATGTTTAAGTTGGTGGCTGGTGGTGCAAAAACCATGGGAGAAGCTTTTGCTCTATGCTTTCCAAAACTGGCGGCCTTTACATCGGCTATAGGAACGGCGTTAGGGGCTATTGGTTCATTTGTTACAGGGCTATCGGCGGCCAGTGCAACCGCAATCGCAGTAGGAGCAGCTATTGTAGCAGCAGTAGTGGCAGCTGTGGCGGCTATCATATTAAATTGGGATAAAATAGTACAGTTTTTTACAGAGACAATCCCTACATGGTGGACTGGAACAGTAGTCCCGTTTTTTGAGGGGGTTCCAGCCTGGTTTGCAGGTGTATGGGATACTGTATCAAGCTATTTCATTGAAAAATGGAATGGCCTGATTGAATGGTTTAAGGGGGTTCCTACTTCAATAAGCCGGATAATCAGTGATATCGTAAAATGGTTTGATGGGCTGCCTTATAAAATTGGGTATGCCATTGGATATGCTATAGGGACGATTGTTGACTGGGTTAATAACATGATTACCACAGTGACCGAAGAAGTCCCTAAAATCATTGAATCTGTAGTCACCTTCTTTACGGAGCTACCAGGGAAAATCTATACTGCTATTATTACATTTAAGGATAATGTGATACAGTGGGGGACTGAAATATGGAGCATCTTTAGTGGGAAAGTTACTGAGATTATTGGAAACATCGTAGCATTCTTTGTAGAGCTACCCGGAAAAATTTATGATGCAATTATCAAGTTTAAGGATACCATAACACAATGGGCTACAGATGCTATAGGCTGGGTAGGCACGGAAGTACCTAAAATCCTAAACGCAATTATTGAGTGGTTCAACAAGCTACCTGGAAGGATGATGGATATAGGAAAGAATATACTTAAGGGAGTGTGGAATGGTATATTATCCATGGGAGATTGGCTCAAGCAGAAAATAGATGATTTCTTTGGCGGGATTGGAGATGGTATCGCTGATGCTGTTGGTATTGGACAGGGAACCAGTGTGGATATCACCCCAGTACAGAAATTTGCTACAGGTGGTTTTCCTGCTAGGGGGCAATTGTTTATCGCCAATGAGTCCGGTCCTGAAATGGTAGGACGTATAGGTGGCAAGTCTGCTGTAGCCAATAAAGACCAGATAACTGATGGAATTGCAACGGCAGTATATACTGCTAATGCGGAACAGAACCGGCTGTTAAGGGAACAGAATGACCTACTCAGGGCGATACTCGCAAAGCCAGGGGTGAATAAGGATGATGTAGTTGACTTGTGGAAATCAGGAGCAGGAGAGTTCCGAAAAGAAACTGGCAGACAGTTAGGATTAGCGTATTAACATTTCTCCCTGTATCTGATATACTATATATATCAGTTATGGGGAGGGTTTCATAATGGATAACTTATCTTTTTCAGATAATGCAGGAAGAACAATCTGCTTACAAGATGGCATACTGTCTGTCTCAAAAAATGGAATGACTATTGTTTCTGATAGAGTTGAGAATTATATAATACTATACTATGACGAAAAGAACATGTTTGGTGCTGGTCATTTTGTCATCCAGTTACCGCAAAAGGATGCTATAGATTTTGGGTTTAGATGTGGGCAGCGTGATGATTTTAATAGGCTGTATTCAAACATGGTTGGTGTATGTAAAATAAATTCTAAAAATTTTTTTGCAGCGTGTTCATCAAAAGATGATACAAAACAAAAATTAAAGGAGAATCAGAGGAATATTGAGAGAGAGAGGCAGGAAAGGCCGGTTTGTAATGTAGTAAAAGACGATAACCAAGCGAAATGCCCGCGTTGCGGTTCGACATCCTTGTCAGCCAACAAAAAAGGTTTTGGCATGGGAAAGGCTGTGGTCGGTACGCTGGCCTTCGGAGTAATCGGCGGGGCGCTGGCCGGGAGTATCGGCGCCAAGAAGATTGAGGTCACATGTTTGAAATGTGGAAAGAAGTTTAAGGTATAGAAAAAGCACCTGGGAAACCGGGTGCTTTTAAAATGTTAACAAAATGTTCATAATTAAATTGCACAAACCATATAAAATATTCTGATTTCGATATTATGATTTATTGTGATAAAATATCTTATTTTATGTTACTGCTTACGTCTATTACATCTATTATATATATTTTATCACCATAAAAATAAATGCGATAAGGGTATGGGAATTGTGTATACAATAGCTGTATTTACATGTAGCTTTGAATGTGGTATGCTCCGAATAAGAAAGACACCTATTCTGTGGCTGGTGGTTCTTTTAATAGTATTGCTGTTGAGATAATAATACCAATTTCCTCGTCAGTAAATTTGTAATTGGTTAATTCAGATAAACAACGAGATAGTCTATCACGTAACTCCATTTCATGTTGTCTTATTTTTTCGGCTTCATGTAAACGATATTGTAAATCGGCTAATTCCTTTTGTGTTTGTTGGATGCTATATCGTAACTTTTTGATAAGTTCATCAGTTGGAATATCCAAGGCTTGAGAGATTTTCTTTAATGTTTCCGGGCGGACATTTATAGTATCACGTTTTGTAATTGAATATAGTGTATTTAGGGGAATGCCTGTTGCTTCGGATAATTCTTTGATAGACATGTTTTTATCAGCTAGGATATCTTTTAGAATAGTTCCAAATCCCATATAATAAGCCCTCCTTTTGCACTAAGTATCTCACAAAATATGCATAAAATCAAGAATTTTAATATTTATATTGACTAAAACACTAATTAGTGCTAATATGGATAAAATTAGTGCAACACAGCACTAGGAAGGAGAACGACATAATGAAACGGTTAGGAATAGTTGTAGACAATGAGCTACATAAAGAATTGAGACATTATGCGGTAAATCAAGACAAGACTATTACAGACATTATTGTGGGGCTTGTAAAAAAGGAACTCGAATTAAAAAAAGAGCAAACACACTGACTTTGGCGAGACATGTGTTTACTCAAGCATGAGGGAATAGGGCAGGCCCTATCCTTAGGGCTATCATACCTTATTTTCTCCGAATTGTCAAATTTGAAAGGAGACAAAAGGTTATGCAGGAATTAATGATTTTTGAAGGTCATGAGGTAGAAGTATTTGAATTAAACGGAAGGGTATTGTTTAATCCTAAGCATGTTGCGGAGTGCTTGGAGATAGCAGATGTGAATAGTAGTGTTCGGAACTTTAACAAAAAACAGCTTGTGAAGGTTAGAAATTCGGATGTGCATAATCTGCATATCCGAAAATTCAATAATGCTGGGGAAAATTTCCTTACGGAGAGTGGTGTTTATAAGTTGGTATTTAAAAGTCATAAGCCCAACGCAGAAGCTTTTACAGATTGGATTGCAGACGAAGTACTTCCAACTCTTCGCAAGACTGGTTCCTACCAAATGCCAAAGCAAGAGAAACAGGCAGACCGCATCCGCATTATGGATATGAATGCCCGCACCAGAATGGCGAATATGTACCTTAAGCTTTCCCAGGTGGACACGCTTTCGCCTACATATAAAACAGTGCTGGTATCCAAAGCCAGTGAGGTTTTGGCTGGTGAGGAACTCATACCGTTACCGAAGATGGAAAAGAAGTCATATTCTGCTGGTGAGATAGGTCAGATATTTGGAATATCAGCTAATAGGGTTGGTCGCATAGCTAATATCCACAATCTGAAAACAGACCAGTATGGTGAATACAGGAGAGACAAAAGCCAGTACTCTGTTAAGGAAGTGGATACATGGGTATATTTCGATACAGTTATACCGGTACTCTCCAGGATTCTTCTAAGGGAAGGTAAGTGTGCAGGTAACGACATAGCTCCAATGCTTAGAAGGTATATAGCAACCCTTACTTATGAGGAATTGTGTGACTTTGAAATCCGACTCAGTGATGATGATTCGCCTGCTATACAGGATATTCTCTCAGATTTAAGAAAGATAAAAGCAGAAAAGGCAAGAACAGCATAACAAGATAATTAGAACGTCCTTCGGGGCGTTCTTTTTATACAATTTTTCCAAGAAAGGAGGTGGTGCTTATGTCTGTATACAAAGGCTGGTTATTAAAATTTAATGGACGAGAGTTTCCCATGGACTTCATAGCCCACGCATCGTACAATGCAACCCCGGACCAGAGACAGGATGAAGATTCCTACCAGGACGGATATGGGATACTACACCGGAATGTGCTTCCGCATACCAGAACAAAAATTGAGTGGTCTACACCGTTTATGCATCTGGCTGATAAGATAAGGATGCAATCATATTTCCCGGACCGTGTGACCATGGAGGTAGAATACTGGAACGATGAGAGGAACGCATATGTTACAGGGACTTTTTACGTACCAGACATCCAATTCCCGTATTATGACGCCAGCGAAAACGATATACGATATAATCCCATCCGTATTGCACTAATTGAGTATTAAGGAGGTGGTAAGGTGCTGGACGTACCAGAGATTATTAAGCAGAGGTGCCGGGGTGACAATAACAGGGAAGAGACAGTGAAACATCTGGAGCTGTCTTTTTTTAATGGCGGGGTTGATACACTGTATCCAGCAAACGACCTGTACCCAGCCGATAATCTGTATCCATCCGACGCGGGGACACCGTGGCTGACCATCCCAATGGAGCAGATATGTGCGGAGACATTGAGCCTTACCGAAAACCTGTCCTCCGGGAGTAACATTGTCTGGGGAAGCTGCGAGGCGGCTAAGTTTGTGGTTACAGTAGCCGATGTAGATGAGGAGATTG